ACATGACCCCGAAGACGGTCGCTGGCCGGGTCATCCTGTCGAACCTTCTCCTCGAGACCTCGACGCCCACGGCTGACTCGATCATCGAGCAGGACCTGGCGCAGCAGCTCGGCCTTGCCGTTGACCTCGGCGTGCTCAACGGTGGCGCTGGTGGCGGCGCTGGCGAGCCCACTGGGATCATGCAGACCGCTGGTGCGGGGACCTTCACGACCTCCCTCACGACCGCAGCGGCTCCGACCGTGGGCGAGCTGATGGAGGCGATCACCGACCTTGACACCGCAAACGCGCTTCGTGGTCGTCTTGGCTGGGCCATGCACCCCCTGGCGCTCTCGAAGTGCCGCCAGATCGAAGAAGACGGGGCAGGCACTTACGTTCCCGTCACGGCGGTGAACACTTCGTCAGGCTTCGCGGACACGCTGTTCGGCTACCCCGTCCGCACCTCGACTCAGATGGTCGCGCCGACTGGTGGCGGGGACACCCGCTCGATGCTCTTCGGCAACTTCGACGACGTGATGATCGCCCGCTGGGGCGGGATGCGCCTCCTGGCGTCCGACACCTCGGACGACGCTTTCAGCAAGGACCAGACCCACATCCGTGCCACGATGCGCGTGGATGTCGCTGTGCGCCACGCTGAGTCCTTCACCTACGCTTCCTGATCTACGGAGGATCCAGACATGAGTCTCTCAGACGTTGCGGCATTCGCCGCTGATGTTGGCCTGAAGGCCGACTCCTACGCCGCTTCCACGCACAACAGCGCCGCGATCGACACGGCTGGTTATCACCAAGCTCTGATCGTCTTCTCGGCAGGCACGCACGGAGGCACCTCCGACGTGACTGTTGAAGCCGCCACGACTTCTGGCGGCAGCTACAGCGCCATTACTGGCGCGGCTTTCGCTCAGGTCTCAAGCTCGAACGACGACGCGGTTTTCGTCGGGCGGATCAACCTGCAAGGCACTGATCGCTTCCTGAAGGTGAAGGCTGTCGTCGCCACGGGCGCGTGCGAACTCGCCGCCTCCGTCATCCTGACCCCGTACTACACGGGCGACGGGGCGACCTTCTCGTTCGAGGTCTGATCTGACGCGGCAGGGCGCTCGAGCTCCTCGAGCGTCCTGCTGCTCATCCTCCGATGGCTCTCGACGACTTCCACACATCGCTCGCTCTCGTCCAAGTGTTCAAGGATGACGAGTGGACGACAGGCACGCACTTCTCCGCGAACATCGACACGAGTGGCTTCTACCAGGCACTCGCGGTGATGACGACGGGAACGGTGGGCGTGGATGGAAGCGTCGATATCCACTTCGACGAATCGGAGGACGGGGGCGTGGGTGATCCGTGGACGGAGGTTCCAGACTCGCACTTCGATGTGATCACGCCTGCAAACGATGACTCCGCTCACCTGGGCCGGATGCTGCTGAACAAGCGCAAGCGATACCTGCGAGCTCACGCCGTCCTCACAGGGCACGACTCCTTCCTTGGAGTGGTGGTGATTCTTCAGCCCTACGACACAACTCAATCGACGGCTTTCGACTTCGCCGTCTGAACTCAACGAACAACGCAAAGAGGACACGAATGAAGTACCGGGTCAGAAAGGGAGCTGTGCTGGTGTATCCCGATGGGACGCTCAGGGGCGAGCGCGGGTACATCGTCGATGGCGATGACTGGAAGGAGCGTCGCACGATCGACGAGCAGCGAGATGTCTTGGAACGCATCTCCGAACGTCAGGCTCCGGCTTCGCCTCGTGACCTCGATCGGCTCACCTCCTCCGCTCCGGTGGAGGAGGCCGAGCCGATCACTGCCGAGGAGCCCGCTGAGGAGAAGCCGAAGGCGAAGAAGAAGCGCAAGGGCATCCTGCGCCGCAAGAAGAAGGAGGGCGACGAGTGAGCGTCTACCGCGTGAAGGAAGGCCAGACGGTGCTCTGGCCGGGCGGCTCTGTTCGCGCTGAGAGCGGGGAGCTCTTCGAGGGCTTCGAGGATGCAGGGCGTCCGGCAGGCCGAGACTATGCCTCCGCGCTCCTGTGGGATGCGCGAGGCCAGATCCAGCCCGTCCTCGAGGAGTGCGACGGCGACATCCGCTGCGATATGCCGAAGGACGTGCAGCACACGCTGACGTTCTTCAACGGCGTGGCGCCCCAGGCCCCGAAGCCGAAGGCGAAGAAGAAGGCACGGGCCAAGAAGGCGAAGGCGGCAGACGAGCCCACGGCTGACTGATGAACGCGACCACGATCGACCGAGTGAAGGCTCTGCTGGACATCAGCTCGAGCACCTACGACGCCGTGCTCACCACGATGGTGGCGGCGGCGACTCGGCGGATCGAGAACTACATCGACCGACCGCTCGAGGCCAAGGAGCGGACGGAGACCTACCCGATCAAGCCTCGCCAGGATGTCCTCTTCCTGCGGGCTTACCCCGTCACTGCCGTGAGCTCGATCAAGCTCGCGCTCGATTGGGACTATGCGAGCGAGACGCCGATCGAGGCCGACGACTACAAGTTCGACGCGGAGACGGGGATGGTCAACTTCCTCTTCTACCCGATCACGAACTGGAAGGGGAACAACATGGCGGCGGCGCCGAACGTGATGCAAGTCGTCTACACGGCAGGCTTCGCGGCTGACACCGCCGCGCTGATCTCGGCCTATGGCGATATCGCCTATGCCGCCGACGTGCAGACGGTCGCGATGTGGCGCCGTCGAGACAGCCCCCAGGGCGCGAGCATGAACGTGGGCGGCGCGTCGATCAACTACGAGAAGCCGCTGGCCCTGGTCCCTGATGTGATCGAGGCGCTCACCCCTTACCGCCGCCTGAGGTTCGCCGCGAATGGTTGATCGACAGGTGGAGCGTGGGTCAGGGTGGAGCCTGATCGTCCAGAACGGGAAGCTCTTCGCAGCGATGGTGCGGAAGCCGGAGCTGCTCGCGAAGAACATCCGCACGGCGTTCGTCGTGGCGAGCGGCAAGCTCCAGAGCGAGGTCGTCAAGGGCTTCTCGGCTACGTCGTCGCGGGCCGTGTCGAAGCCCAGGGCCGCAGCGATCGGCTCGAGGACGGGCGCTCTGGCGCAGTCTGTGAAGGGCACCGCCGAGGGGCGCACCCTCGAGGATCTTCGGATCGTGCTCCGCGCGGGGAGCCGCCGAGCGTTCTACGCTGCGACCCAGGAGTACGGCACGGTCGGCGCTGGCGGGACGCTGCCGAACATCACGCCGAACCCGCCCAGGAAGTATCTCACGATCCCGCTGCCCATCACGATGACCGCTCGAGGCGTGAAGCGTAGCGGTTACGACATCGTGAAGGACGGGAGGGGCTACAGGACAAAAGACTACGGCCCGACGTTCATCGCAGGCAACGCCGTGATGATCACGAAACCGAGCGGTAAGGCGGTCCCGATCTACGCGCTGAAGAAGTCGGTCGCCATCCCGCCGCGCCTCCGGATGGGCGTGACCATTGAGAACAACCGAGAGATGATCGCTCGAGCCCTGGGCCTCGCGATCGACAAGACGTTCCGAGGGGAGGGGGCGACCTGATGGCGCACGCCTCCGTGGACACCTTCGACATCGACCTGGGCTTCCCGGTCGTCGTCACTCTGATGCGCGACGGGATCATGTCCGACGTGGACAGCGCGATGATCCAACACCGTCAGCGCATGAGCAGCGTGTTCCCGAACGGCGACCGCCTCGTCCGTCGCTTCCAAGTCGCGTCCCAGACGGCAACGCTGGCCGACTTCCACCGAGCGCAGGAGCTGTACGCGGAGACGAAGGGCGGCTGCGAGCCGCTCGACATCACGCTGCGCGGACTGGCCCACGACGGTGGCGCTCCGGAGACCGAGACGATTCAGGTCCGCATCGTGGACCAGCCGCTCGTCCTTCAGAGTGTGGGGACGAACCTCTACAGCTTCTCGATGCTACTGGAGGAGTTCGGCCATGCCCCCTAGCGGCATCCCGGTGAAGAGGGCGGTCTTCGAGAACCTCGAGACCACGCTGGCCGCGATCACTGCGGGCTCGGACTACTACACGTCCGTCGCTCGAGTGACTCGCATCGACTCCGTGCCCATCGAGCTGACGGAGTACCCGGCCATCATCCTGACGCCCTCGAGCACGGACTACGATCCCCCTGGTGACGCGACGACGCTCGCCATCGCAGGGCACTACCGCATCGACGCCACGCTCGTGATCCGCACGCGGACGAGCGCCGTCGATGAGCTCGAGAACTTCATCCGAGACGTTCACAAGGCGATCCTCGTGGACATCACTCGGGGAGGAATTGCAATCGACACGCGGCTCACGTCCGACCGCGTGTTCTATCCGACCGACATCGAGGAGCCTGTGGCGATTGCCGAACTCTCGATCGAGATCATCTATCGAACCCGCCGAACCGACCTCAACGTCGCAACCTGACTCATGGCTTTCCGCAACTACGACCGCAAGCTCTTCGCCGCGACCGAATCCACGGGCGGCACCGCAGCAACCATTACCACCGCCACGGACTTCATCGAGACCGTCGCCCCGACGTTCACGATCACTCCGCTTCAGTTCGAGCGTCAGCCCAAGACGATGACGTTCACGGGTGCGCCGATGACGGTGGCCGGATCGGCTAAGAACCTTCCTGCCGCAACGGTGGAGTTCACCTTCGCCGTGGAGCTCTGCGGCCCTGGCACTGGAGTCGCGTCCGGAACGGCCCCGGAGTTCGACGCGCTGCTCTTGGCGTGCGGGCTTGAGAAGGCCAACGTGTTCAAGTACGACGTGGACGCGACGACCTACGGTCTCAGCGGTACGGTGCCGCACACGTTCTTCAACCGCGAAGACATCGACGCGGTGGTCTCTGGAGGCTTCGCGAGCGCGGTCGCGGAGAGCTTCGGGGACAACACCTTCGGGGACTCGGACTTCCTTGCCACGAACGCCACAGCTCCGGGCGGAACTGATGCGACGATCGTGGGTCAGCGCAGCCTTGCGAAGTGTACCCTCGACACGCCAGGAGGTGCGGAGACGCAGATCGGCGTGGGCTACCGCCCGAAGTCTGCGAACAGCGACGACACGAACTCGAACACCAGCGCCACGATCCGGCTCTATCTCGACAAGGCGGGCAGCTACGTCGAGGGCGTCGGGTGCCGTGGCACCTTCGACATCGCGTTCGTCCACGGCGACCGTGCGCTGATCAACTTCACCTTCATGGGCGCCCTCAACGCCTACGTCGAGGGGAGTGACCCGACTGATTACAACTACACGATGGAGGTGCCCCCGGCGTGGATCAACACGGGCCTCCAGTTCGGACTCTCAGACGTAGCGTCTGCGAATTACACGGGCGCCCTGTTCAACGCGCTGACGTTCACGCTCGGCAACGAGACGACGATGCACGAGAACACGAACCAGCGGTCAGGCTATCGCTCCGCGATCATCCAGAGCCGCTCCCCGCAGCTCACGTTCAACCCGGACATGGTGCTCTCGAGCGACTACGACTTCTGGAACGCCTTCCTGTCAGGAGCGCAGTCCCGCCTGAGGTGGACGCTCGGCAACACTGCCGGGAACAAGGTCGAGTTCCGCTGCGCTGCCGCGCAGTTCACGGGCATCACGGACGGCGAGCGGGACACGATCTCGATCCTCGACTCGACCACGATGCTCACGGGCGGCACCTACGGATCCTCCCTGCTGACTGATGGTGGAACCCAAACATCCAGCACGCTTGGAGCCGACAACGAGTTCCAGCTTCTCTTCCGCTGATAACCCTCGAGCATCCGGAGGTGCTCTCATGCCGATCGCTCTCGATCCCAAATCGACATTCCCCTACGTCCTCGAGGACGACCGCTCTGCGCCGGAAGGCGAACAGACGGTCTTCCAGCTTCGCGGGCTGACCGTGGCCGAGGAGGCGAGCGTCAGCGACTCGATGATCCTGGCGACTGCTGGCGCGGACGAGCTCTCGTTCCGCGCTGGCACGCACCAGCTCACGGTCCTGCGTCACGGCCTGCGGGGCTGGTCCGGCTTCCGCGACAGTGAGGGCAAGGAGGTCTCCTTCGAGATTACGAAGGGGCACCCGCGCCACATCACGGACGAGTGCCTGGACCGCCTCCTGCCGAAGTACCGCCAGGAGCTCACGAACGCGATCCTCGAGCGGGGCGCGATCACCGAAGACGAGGGAAACTGATTAGGGTCGCCGTGCAGCGCATCTGGGGAGCAGACGCAGCGGAAGCCGCTGGCAAAGGCTTCCCAGATTGCGCTCGGTGCCGTGACCCGAGGGCGGCAGAGATGCGTGCCGCCTGGGGCTGCGACGAAGCGGCGACCCGGCCAGTCTTCGACATCGGATGCAACCGATGCCTCGGCCACGACCCCGACTGTGAACTCTGCGGCGGTATCAACCGAGTGCCGCAGCACCGATGCCCCACCGCGCTGATGGGGGAGGCGACTCCCCTCGACCGCATGAGCGTGGACCTTCTGATGCGATCCTACATCCAGCTCGACTCGAGGAGCGTCCTGCCTGTGGCGGGGGGCTTCTTGGATCAGACGCGCGGCTTTGCGGCGGCGTGCGAGATCATCGACAGCGAGCGGGGCCGCATTGAGCAGATCAAGGCCGACGCGCGAGAGCGTGAACAGCGAGCCGCTCAGGCTCGAACCAAACAAGGACGACGCTGATGGCGAACGAGAAGGTGACGTATGAGATCCGGCTGAAGGATCTCATGAGCAAGACGCTCCGGGGACTCTCGAAGCGCGTGCGGAAGTTCGCCCAGACGGTTCGCGCCGGGATGGTCAAGGCGCTGAAGATGGCGGGGAGGGCGATGAAGAACGCGGCCCTCGCCGCTACGGCGGCAGGAGCGGCTATCGGCTTCGCTGCCGTTCGCATGGGGCAGTCTTTCCTTGAGGCTGCGTCGAACCTCGAGGACACGCAGGCGAAGTTCGCGACAGTCTTCCAAGGCATCGAAGACGAGGCGCTGGGAATGGTCGAGTCGATCAGCGAAGGGCTGAAGCTGGGCCAGGGGTCTGTGATGGGATTCATGTCCACGTTTCAGGACACGCTCGTGCCGATGGGCTTCGCTCGCGAAGAGGCGGCGGGGATGTCGGCAGGGCTGACTGCGCTCGCGGCAGACCTCGCCGCGTTCAACCCTGGAGTGCGTGATACGGAGGATGCCATCCAGGCGATGCAGTCCGTGATGGTCGGCATGAACCGATCGGCGCTGCGGTTCGCGGTCGTGATCAACGAGGACAAGATCGCGCAAGAGGCTCTGGCGCTCGGGCTGACGAATGCGAACGGCGAGCTGACTGAGCAGGAGAAGGTCATCGCGCGCCTGTCGATCCTGATGAAGGGCACACAGGATGCTCAGGGCGCCTTCCTGCGGATGCAGGACTCGCTCACGGTCCAGACGATCCAGTTCAACGAGGCCGTGACGGATCTTCAGGAAGAGATGGGGGGGCGTCTCAAGGTTGCACTGAGCGAGACCATCAAGGACATCGGCGGGATCGACGTGGTGATTGGCGCCGTCCGCATCGGGTTCGAGTTCTTCACGGAGGTGCTCACGCAGGTCGTCATCCCGACGATCGCAAACCTGCTCACGAACTTCGCCAAGTTCGTGCAGGGCATGGGCGGCGTTGACGCCACTGTGTTCGCGGTCGCAGGGACGGTGACGCTCTTGGGCAAGGCGTTCAAGCTGATGTGGAACACCGTGAAGCTGGTGCTCTACCTGTTCGAGCAGGGCCTGGACGCAGTGTTCTTCTCGATCAAGTCGATGTGGAGTGCTCTGAAGTTGCTGCTCGGGGTCCTGGGCTTCAACTTCGTGAGCGTCGTCCGGCTCGCGGTGGAAGCCGTGGGCCTCTGGTATCAGGCTCTCGACGCGGTGGTGATCTTCATCAAGGACACCGCGATCAGTGTCTTCCAGGCGCTCATCAACACAGTCGCGGACGTGGTGGACTCGATCGGAGACGCGCTGGTCGCGCTCGGGGAGTACGCGATCGTCCCTGAGTTCGTGCGAGATGCGGGCAAGGCCGCGCAGGAAGCATCCATCGGGATGCGAGAGTTCTCCGCATCCACGGAAGACCTGAAGGGTGGCAGCACTTGGATCGGTCAAATGGGCGAAGCTCTCGATGCTTTCGGGGACAAGCTCGGCCCAGTTCAGTCGGAGCTGCGGACGTTCATCGCGGACACGTTCACGGAGATGACGGGCAACGTGACGGAGTTCGTGGATGCCATCGTCGAGGATGTGCCTGCGATCAACGACATCTTCGCGGCTGTTCGGGAAGGCGCGGCAGGCGTGCGGACAGATTACGCGGCGCTGACGCAGCAGGTGAACGAAGCCCTCGAGCAGATGGGCACGATCGAGCTCACGTCGCCGGAGGAGGTAGACGCTGCGGCCAAGCTCACGAAGCACCTCGAGATGCTGAAGGGGATCGTGGGGGAATTGCCGCAGGGATACAACGACGCCGCAGCCGCCGCCCAGGGCTTCAACGAGAAAGCAGGCGAGACGACCCGCAAGATCAGCGGCATGAACGATGGCGTGAAGGAGTTCCGCAAGCGCATGACGACGATGGGCGAGGACATCGCGGCGATCACGGAGAACGCGATCGTGGCTTTCGGCAACGGGCTGACCGACGCATTCGTGTCGATGATCGACGGGAGCAAGAGCGCGAAGGAAGCGTTCGCGGACTTCGCCTCGCAGTTCCTGATCGACATCGGGCGCATGATCATCCAGATGCTCATCTTCCAGGCCATCGCTGCGGGGATCGGGGTGATGGGATTTGGGAACACGATGTTCGGCGGATTGGCAAACGGCGGCACCGTCGAAGGTGGCGTGGGCGAGATGACGCCTCTCGCGAACGGCGGCATCGTCTCCGGTGGCCTGGGCCGAGCTCTCCCGATGAAGGGCTACGCGAACGGCGGTCCCATCGTGAACAAGCCGCACGTCGCGCTCATCGGGGAAGGCAAATACAACGAGGCCGTCGTGCCTCTTCCGGATGGCCGCTCGATCCCCGTCGAGATGCAGGGCGGCGGCGGCGCCAACGTCACGGTCGAGATCAACGCCGTGGACGCTCGGAGCGTGGATATGCTCTTCCGCGAAAGGAAGGACACGCTGACCGACATCATCCGGAACGCGATCAGCCAGAGCCGTCAGTTCCGCAGCGCGGTCGGAGGTGCGTGATGTCGGTGGCGGATCAGCTACTCCCCGAGGACGAAGACTTCGACGCGCCGGACTGGCTGGCGGCGACGGACGGGAGTGGTGACTATGATTCGCCGCCGTATCACTTCCACTTCCTCTCCTGGCACCCGAGCGGAAACCTGAACGCTGGGGCGTCGGAGTACGCCACCTTCCCTCTGCGAGCAGGAGGACCGCTCGAGACAAGCGACAACGCCACGCTGTTCATCCCGCAGCCGAATCAGCCGGGCGGCTCGATCCCCGTCCACATGACGGACGAGGTGGACACGGAGCTGCGGAAGATGCGGGCCATCCTCTGCCGCGAGGAGGACGTACTCAACCACGACAGCCTCAGCGTCGAGGCCGCATTCCACCTCTCGGTCGTGAGCGGCGGGACCGTGGGCGCAATCACTCAGGGCACAGGCGGCTCGAGCCCCACGGCGATGGGGCGGCGCAGCCTGAGCACCGTGGACCCGAGCGGCTCAACAGACGACGAGAACACGACGCTCTCGTTCAGTCGTCGCGCCAACTTCTCGGGGAGCATGATCGGCCAGGATCCGATCGACCCGGTGCCGATCTACAACGGATGGCTCGGGAACGGGGTCTTCCTGCGAGCAGGCGGCGGGCATCCTGCGGTGAGCGCCACGAGCTCCGAGAACGAATACAGCGTGGCAGGCGTCAACGGCTACCTGTTCGTCGCCTACCCGCTGAAGAACGCCAGCGCGATCGACCTCTACCTCGAGGTCTGGCGCATGACGTTTGGCGCCAGCGGCAGCGTGGGCGTCCCTACGCTTCTCGCGAAGCAAGTCGTGGCAGATGGCTTCAAGCTCATCAAGTTCCGCGAGGAGCTCCGGCTGCGCCTCGAGGTGGACACGAACGGCGGGGGGGACGTGGAGCTGAAGGCGTTCATCGGGCCGATCGGAGGGCAGGATCGGCAGGTGTTCGTCGCCAGCGCCTGGACGGGGGAGACGATCACGGTCGGGCCATCGGGCGACGGAGCGGTGAGCACGACCACGGGCGTCGTCACCGATAGCGGCTCAGGCAAGATCGCCACCTTCGCGGACCAGACCTTCGGCGTGCTCTTGGGCCGCGACCGCATCGTGGACGTGAGCGAGTGGACGGGGACGAGCACGGCGCTCGTG